TTCCAAGACAGATGGGTAAAACAACCTGTGCGGTTGCATATCTATTATGGTACACACAATTTGTTCCGGACTGCCAAGTATTAATCGCAGCACACAAGTACGAAGGCGCTAAAGACATCATGGATCGTTATCGTTTTGGTTATGAAAATTTGCCCGACTTTGTTAGAGCAGGAGTTTACAGTTATAACCGTAACACTATTGAATACGATAACGGTGCTAGAATACAAGCAACTACCACAACAGAAAACACTGGACGTGGTAAGTCGCTATCATTAATATACTGCGACGAGTTCGCATTCGTACAACCTCCTGAAAAAGCCAAAGAGTTTTGGACTGCACTTTCTCCAACATTGGCAACAGGTGGTAAGGCGATTCTTACAAGCACACCAAACTCGGACGAAGACCAGTTCGCACTTATATGGTTAGAAGCAAACAAAAAGTTTGACGAGTTTGGTAATGAAAACCCCGAGGGGCTTGGACTAAATGGATTCTTCCCTTACTTTGCACACTGGACAGAACATCCAGATCGTGACGACGAGTGGGCACGACTAGAGAAGGCCAAGATTGGTGAAGAACGTTTCCGTCGTGAGTTTGAATGCGAATTCTTAATCTTTGACGAAACCCTAATCAACGCAGTAAAACTTGCAGAGATGGAGGGGCTTGATCCTAAATTTAATATGGGTCAAACACGTTGGTATAGAGATATAAATGCACATTCAACTTATTTGGTAGCACTTGATCCTAGTTTAGGAACTGGCGGCGACTACGGTGCTATACAGGTTTATGAAATGCCTAGCATGAAACAAGTAGGTGAGTGGAGACACAATACCACACCGGTACAACAACAGGTTAGGCATATGAGAGAGATCCTCAAATATGTATATGAAAGTGCAGTGGAGGCTGGGAATTCTAACCCGCAAATTTATTATAGTGTAGAAAATAATTCGTTAGGAGAAGCAGCACTTGTTGTAATTAATGATATTGGAGAAGAAAACTTCCACGGATTATTTTTAAGCGAACCAATTAGAAAAGGGCACGTTCGTCGTTTCCGCAAAGGATTTAACACAACACACAAAACTAAAATTACTGCCTGTTCAAAACTAAAAAATCTAGTCGAAACACGACAAATGGAAATTTATTCTAAACCTCTTATATCAGAATTAAAAACATTCGTAGCAACCGGAATGGGTTTTAAAGCAAAAACAGGCGAGCATGATGATCTAGTGTCATCATTACTTTTGATTATTAGAATGGCAGATGTATTAGCGGATTGGGATCCTAAAATCTATGAAAAAATGACAGAAAAAATAGAAGAAGAACACATGCCGCTCCCAATCTTTGTAAGCACAGGATTTTGATAAATATAGTTATGGATGCGACCAACAATATTGCAACAGATTTATTCTATAAAGTACGCAGCAGATTTTCTGGGTTGAAATTAGGGGCAGAAACCGGCCAGATCACAATTAACCCAGAAGATGCACGTTTTTTTGATTTTGATTATACCGAAGATGGAAATGCTATTGGACACGTTAGCATCAGTCTAGCAGAACCAAACTCAATGAAAGTTTATTTTTCTACCGGTATAACGGAAGGAATGGATGACGGACAAAAAGATGGTTGGTATAAATTTTTAAGAGAATTGCGCTCTTTTGCAAAACGCAGATTACTAGCATTCGACACTCGCGACATTGCGAAAGATAATTTAGATAAAAGAGATTATGAGTTTTTAAGTCAGCACGCTCGTCCACAGCCTGCCGATAAGAATCAAATAGTAAAACCAGTCGGAGAAAATATTATGAGTGAAAGTAACCTATATGGTACGAAGACCATGAGTTACCAAAAATTAATGGATACTAGACTAATCATCAAACACAGCAAAACAGTTATGGATGATACGGCACCGGGTGCTAGAAGTAGAAATATTGCTGCATTGTTTGTTGAAAATCAAGATGGCGAAAGATTTAAGTATCCATTTATTCACCTAGCGGGTGCTCGTGCCATGCAACGTCATGTTGCTAACGGCGGACTACCGTATGACGCAGTGGGCGAAAGTATTGTTAAGATGAGTGAAGAAATTGCTCAACTAAAAAGTTTTTCAAATTATGTAGTGCGTAACGACCTAATGAACTCCGACACAAATGAAGTTGTTATGCGCGGACAGTCAAGACTAGACGGTTTACGCGAAACTGTTGCAAAAATAGCAAAACAATCTCATTATGAGGCCTATGTAGAAAACTTCCAGGCAATAGAACAACCTGAAATTTCCGATGAGATGATGGAAGATTTTAAAGAAAAATTTACTGTTAAAAAGTTTAATGAAGAAATGGCAGATGTATTCCCAGTTCTTTATAGACTAATGCAAGAAGAAAATACAGTAGGCTATGACGACATAGTCGGTAATTTAACAAACGAAGAATTTGAAGACGATATTCAAGATGAATCTAATGATTTAGCAGAATTTGAAAATTGGGTTATGGGTCTAGGCGAAGAAAGCGCAATTCAAAGTAACGACGAAGAAGAACAAAAAACAGCAATACAAAAATTAAATGCTCTAGTAGGCGAACATTTTCCACCGGGCGTTGATGGCATGAATGCTATCGAAGCATTAGATGGAATTATTGACGATCCTAAACTAGAACAAGACATAATGAAAAAGGCAAAAGAAGATCCAGATCAATGTATTCGTCCGTTAATTAAGGCTTGGATTGAAGAAAACGCTCCCGAAGTATTAGACGAACTAGACTTTGGCGATATGACAGATGAGCCTGCTGTAGGGGCAGACGAAATTGAACCGCCAAGAGAAGGAATAGAAGAACCTCGTAAAATGGGTGTTCAAGAATTAGCAGAATTTATTTACAGTTTTTATGATAAAGATTCAGGTACATTTCCTAAAGGTCCAGAAGGCGTTTGCACAATGGTAGGCAAGAAGTTTGGCGAACAGGCAGAAGCAGTTGCTCGCAAGATGGTAGAGCGCATGGCTCCAGTCCAAGATCAAGGTGCTGAATACATCGAAGCACAGGCCGAACAAGAGAATGAAGAAATAGATCGCATTAAAGCACTTATTGGTTTTTAATGATTTAACGTATGATTTTTCTTCTTTAGTATGTTTAAATACTAATCGAAAGGAGAAGCATTATGTGGAAAAAACCAACAGCAACCGAAATGCGTTTCGGATTTGAATGTACAATGTATATAATGAACAAGTAAAAAGACAAGGGCGGCAACGCCCTTTCTTTTTGAATAAAAAAATATTTGACTTTGCTAAATACAGAGCGCATAATACGTATTGTGCGTTAAGGCATAAACCATTTAGGCAATATTATAAGGAGGCTACAAAATGGCAACATTAGCAGAAATTCGTGCAAAACTTCAAGAAGCACAAAACAACTCATCAGGAAACCGTCAATTTACAGGCGGTGACAACGCAATTTACCCGCACTGGAATATGCAAGAAGGCAAAGAAGCTGTTGTTCGTTTCTTACCTGATGGCGATCCAAACAACACATTCTTTTGGGTAGAGCGTGCTATGATTAAATTGCCATTCGCAGGCATTAAAGGCGAAACAGATTCACGCCAAGTACAGGTACAGGTTCCTTGCGTTGAAATGTACAACGACGGTACTACTTGTCCAATTCTTTCAGAAGTACGTGGTTGGTTTAAGGATCCGGCACTGGAAGATATGGGTCGTAAGTACTGGAAGAAGCGTTCTTATATCTTCCAAGGCTTTGTTACAGAAGATCCTCTTAACGAAGAAAGCAAGCCAGAGAATCCAATTCGTAGATTCATTATTGGCCCGCAGATCTTCCAGATCATTAAGAGCGCATTGATGGATCCAGAGTTGGATGAGTTGCCAACAGATTATCTAAAGGGTGTAGATTTTCGTATTGCTAAAACTAGCAAAGGCGGGTTTGCAGATTATTCTACTAGTAAGTGGTCGCGTCGCGAACGTGCTCTCAATGAAGATGAGGCGGCAGCAATTGATGCACACGGTCTCTTTAATTTGAGCGACTTCCTTCCTAAGAAGCCATCAGATGTTGAACTTAAAGTAATGAAGGAAATGTTTGAAGCAAGTGTTGACGG